CCATTTCTGGGGTAGAAATTTCGGGATGTGACAAAGACAGTGCGAGTCCGTAAAGAGCGGATTCGATATCTTTAAACACTATCCCTACTGGGGGAGGTTGTGGATTGACACCCACAACTGGGTCTGGTAACGTGGAGAGGGTTAAACCCTCAGCAACACGAACCACCATGCCGGGCGGGGCCATATGCGCAGTGAGGCGCATAAGCTCCCGCCAAAGGGCATGGGTGTAACTTGGGTCAGTGAGCTCAGCTAACAAAAGCCGAACTCGATTGGCGCGCTCAGTGAACCACGTAAGTGGCACTCTGGGCGCGTCTGGGAAAAATGACCCATAGTGATTGGGCATGGCAAGGGCGGCTGGAACGCCGTCCATGTCACGCCAATCAGATGGAGGAGGGGGGCGATCATCAATGATGTGTGCTTTACAGCGCACACCATCTCGATCGTTGATGTTTGTGAAAAAGGTTTTCATAAGCGCTGGCTTGCGCTTATTAGGAACCTGCTTCACTTTGCAAGATAGTAGTTGTTGATGATAGGCATGGAGCAACGGGCTCCTAGCCTTTCGAGCAATAGAAAACAGCCGCAACACATGTCTCATAGACAAGTGAAGCGCCTGCATCTTTGCTTTGTAACAACGACGTCGAGCAACGTGGTTTTGAACAATCTGTGATCGGCTGATCACAGACTCGGAGTTGTTCAAAAACACTCGGACTTGTTCCTCTGTCATAATGACTTCAGGAACAAGAGGCACTTTGAAAAATTCTTCGTCAGTGAGGGGACGAATCTTCCGCATCGACCGTGGTACACGCATGGATAGCGTGGCCAAAGTGGTCGGTGCTTCAAATTGAATTTCATCAAAGACGATGTCGGACTCTTGGTCCAACATCTCAACCGCGCGCTGAGCGCGGTTGGCGTTCCGTTTAAATGGAACGTCTCGAAAAGTTTTTGGAATTGATTGTGGAATTCTGGGGGGTGCTGTAGGGGCACGAGCCGTCTCTTTCTGTTGTGTCTGCATCTTTGGTTTAAAAACTAGAATGGAATGGAACGAATGAGAGGGGGAAATTTCAATTAGAACTAGCGATCCAATCAAAATTGGGGAGATTCCGT